CAACTAGAAAAAACATTATTAAAAGATCACCTACCAATGGTCCACCTCCACCACCTCCACCTGCTCCTGAAGCGTTTGAGTTTGAATTTGCATTAGCATTTTCTAATATTAATTTCTGTCTCATCATATTGTCATATTCTAATTGATGAGCTAAAAATTGTCTTTTTTGTTCTGTGATGGGAAGATCTTTAACGTGATCTTGTAATACGAAAGCTTGCCAAGTTAATAACATTGTTTTTTTATAGATTTAATTTATACCCATAAATATAATATATACTTTTCTCGATGCAAAAATATTTATTAAAAAGAGAGGTTATATTTCTATTATTATGTTATCATTAACCTTATGGTTAACAACAATAACCATATCAACCCCTGCTTGTTTTATCATATCCTTAGTGATTTTCGTGGCTGATGGTAGGTAATCTGCTTTGAGTTGGTTAACTAATCTTTGACCCTTAACTCTATCTTTAAAAAATTCTTCTATTTTTGGTGTTAAATTATCTAACGACTTCACATTTAAAGATTGACCTTTAGATAAATCTTTTTGACCCTCCGAATTATAAGCTAAAAAAGCAATTTTTTTATTTGGTCCCAATTCATTTTCTCTTCTATAATCTTCAATGAATCCCCATCCATCTTGAAACTTCCAATCATCTATTTTTTCAAGTTGGTTTTCACTTAATACCTTAGAAATTTCCTCTTTGATGATATTTCTTAATTCTGATTTTCTCATTTGGCATTTTTTATTATATAGTATAAATATACGAAAATTATTTTAGGTATCCAAACAATTACGTATATATTTTGTTCGATACAAAAAGATTTGTTAAAAAAAGAGATTTGATATTTTTGGATTTTTAAAAAAACTGGTTAAATGGGACTTGCCCACCACATTTTTATTTATTATATTGTGTATGTTCTTGTTTCGGCTAGTTCTTTGATATATTTGGATATACAACATCGACGGTGAAAAGGTGTGTTTCTGCTAAACATACATCTACTTCTTTTTTTGCATATACCACGCGTCGATGGACATCAGCATACATGGGTATAATATACATAATTACGCCGTACGTACGCCGCACAACACGCTTACACAGTATATAATGTTGTATAACATAGGCATGCTAGCATACTTAACATATTATGTCTAATGTATTATAAGGTATGTAGGGGATATCCCATACCGCTTTATGCAGCATAGGATTATAGGTTATGATGTACGGTAGATCCCCATTCTACCTATATATGAGGTACGTAAGCAATACAATGTAAGTACTGCTAATGTACTAATGCGGTTATCACACTGTGGTGGTCATGTGGTAGGTTATGCTACCTTACGCGATTCCACCCACACTGGATATAATGCTGGATGTCCAAATGGATTTTCCTTTAAATATGCAACACGATCGCTATGATCAGCTTTAATCCATTTTTCCCTTTGGATAATACCATTAACAAATAAAAAAGGGCAAAAATATCTATCTAATTCTTCACACTTACTTGTTTCACTCTCTCTATATACAATAGTTTCGTCTTCATATGATCCAACACACAATTCAAATGTTTCATCCCACTTAGCTACCATATGTGGAACCACTCTACCTCTATCGTTCTCAATTTGCTCCACCATAATGGAAACTTTGAAATCAATACCCTTACCTGGTGTCATTAAACCATACTTAGTTAATTCATCCTGAATTATTCCTACTGTTTCTTTAATTTCTACTTTATTCATAACCTTTATTATTTTCTTATTTACCCCGTAAATATACGAACCCTTATTACGGTATCCAAATTATCTCGCACTTAGGTGTGAACAATGCGCGGTTCACGTTATGTTCGTATATATTCGTTAGGTAGGTTGGAAGGGGTTGGGGGGCGGCGAATAAGGGTTAATGGTGATTACATCCTAGCTCACATTACCCGCTTAATTTTTTCACATACTCGCTTAATTCCCACGTTATTTACCACACTTATCAATGTTGGCCCTATACGATCGCTTAATTCGCTTAATTTTTTGCTTAATTCCTTAACCCTAACAGTATCACACTTTAAAGTATCCTTATCACAAACAAACATGCCTAAACTATACAAACAAGTTGTATCATCATGCCAATGAGTTGTCTCGGCCCAAGTTGAATCCTCTATTACCTCACAATTAATACATAAATAGTGATCAGTCATCCTATTTGCCGTTATATTAGTTACTTTAACATGATTATCAGCGCTACATTTTGAAAGCCAGTGAACCAATAACGCCACCCAAAGTATAGTTATTATTTTAACTAAACGCATAAACCACTTATACCTTACCTCATCAATGCTCATATCGTTTTTTTTGTTTTTTTCCTTTAAATCCCTCACCCATTAAATTAAAAATTCCAGTTA